ATAATTAATAATATTGCAAAAATCATTTGAATAATGACACTACTGTAAAATGACAGATTGTTTTCTACTACTTTCATAATTACTTATTCTTACTCTATACTATTATATAGAAATTATTATTATAAATCAATAATATTATAAATAATAAATTTTGTAGAAGTATTATATTTAGTTGTATCTAAATTTTTTATTTTATTAATAATTTCATCTGATCTTACAATTTGTAATATTTTGTATAATTGTACCATAAATATGTCTATTATATATTTATGTACCTTTCCATCAATTATAATTTCAAACGTATATTCATATATTTTATTTAATAAATCTGGTATTTCATTTTTTTTTATAATAGTCCATATTTTATTTATATTATTGATACACTTTTTCCATTTTATATAATTACAATATAATTCATATTCATCGTTAAGAAGTAATAAATTATTATCATATATATATTGTGGAGGTTTCCATTCTTCATCATTATTATAACTTTTCCATTTTAGTTCTATCATTTCTGATAAGAATATCTTTTCAAAAAAATATAATATATCTAAATATATTTTATCATCATTTAATTTAATATATCCCCATACTAAATTAAAAAACTCTTCGTTATTATTTACATTTATTATAACTTTTATTTTTTCATAAATTGTATCTTTATTTTTGAGTGTTAATTTATTAAGATATCCAATTAAATTTCTTTTTATCATAGAGTTATTCGTAAAGTCAGGTATTATTATATGGAATCTACCTTTATTCTTGACATCATTATCTTTTTCTTTATCCTTTTTATTATAAACTTTTTTTGCCAAAATCATTTTAGGATCATAAAATGAATTGAAACAACTATATTTTTTTTTCAATACATCAGCTTTATCCATAATATCCAAAGGTATTTCGTCTTTTCCATTATATTTATTTTGAAAGTTTGATAATTTTATTTTTACAATTGTATCAGTCATTATATAATATATTATATAAATAATCTTATATATATATTACATAAAGCAAAAATATATAGTATATAATATTGATGAATATTATGAATGATTGCTGTATAGATACAGATAACTTTATAATTAATCTAGAAAAAATATATGGCGTTCATTCTATTTACCGTACTATAATTGTATGTAAAGATAATATAGACTTTTATGAGGAATTATTAGATAAAAAAAACTATAGTGTATATAAAATATATAATTTTGAAGATATTGATTATGATTCTTTAGATAAAAGAGTTTTTTTAATAAAAGAAGACTTTTTCATTAATTTTATTAAAGAAATTAACATTAAATATAAAAAGATGTTCTATAATTTTGTGACATTTACTCCAAACTGTGATAAGTATAATATAATAAAAGAATATAAAGATATTGTTAATTATAGCGATGATTATTTTATTTTCTGATATTGTTTTATAGAGGATAAAAATGTTTAAAAAGAATGGAATGGGAGATATTATGAAAGTATTGAATACAAAGGGTGTATTTATTGGTATAATTGTGTTATTAACGGTAATAATATTAATGTTTATAAATTACAATAATGTATATGAAACTTTTTACAGTAATAATGTATATACATTAGAATATTACTATATGGACGGTTGTGGTCATTGTACCGAGTTCAATGAATCAAAAGTCTGGGAAAGTCTCAAATCAAAAAATTGGGATAATATTACATTGGAAAAATATAATAGAAAAGATAAAATGGATAGAGTTGAAAAGTTTAATATAACAGGATATCCTTCTTTTATTCTTGTAAAAGATGATGAAATTGTAAAGTCATATAATGGTGATAGAACTTATGATTCTATAAGTTCATTTATAGAAAAAGAGACTAAAAATTAAACATATATATATAAGATAATGATAAAATATTATAATAGTATTAATATAATAAAATGGGTGGAGGATTAATGCAATTAGTCATTACAGGACATCCAATGGACGAATATATATTAACAAATTCATGTATTAATTACTATAAATATGTTTATAAAAAACATACTAATTTTTCCATGGAAAATCTTGAAATAGCACCAAATAATAATGGTAATAATGGGTTAATGACAACGGCAATAATGACATATGATATTAAAAGACATGGTGATTTGTTAAGTAATATTTTTATTAGTTTTAAGATACCTGATATATATTCAAGTAATGAATTGAAATTTAGATGGGTTGATAATCTTGGATTTAATTATATTTATAGAGCTGATATTGAAATAGCAGGGAATAAAATAGAATCTATTTATGGAGAATGGATGAATATATGGAATGAATTAACAAGTAGTGATGGTATAATGTATAATAAATTAATTGGAAATATAGATGAAATGATAAATCCATATAGTTTTCAAGCAAAATATACTGTTATTAACAATAAATTATATAATGTAACATATCCTGTTAGAAATTTACAAGATACAATACCAAGTATTAAAGGTAGAGAAATACAAGTACCTCTGCATTTTTGGTTTACAAGAAATCCGTCATTAGCATTACCTTTATTAAAACTTGCTAATAACGAAATTAGATTAGTTGTAGAAACAAACAAAAAATCAATTGAGGGTTTATATAAAGTATGGTGTAATATTTTGAATGTTTTTGTTAGTAGTAAATTATATAATAAAATTCATTCATCTAATATAAGTATTTATAATTTCATAAAAAACACACCTATATCAAATCCATTTGATGTAAATAATAAATTACATTTAACATATGTATTTTTGGATACAATAGAAAGAAGTAGGATATTAATGGAAACTAATACTATAGATTATGTAATAGATACTGTTAAAATTGCTACAGGTGATGGAACTGAAAATAAGTATAATATATCAAATGCTAATAATCATATTAAAGAAATAATATGGACTATTAAAAGAAGTGATATAATTGATAATTTTAATAATTATACTAATTATACAGCTTCTCATGTATATAATGAAAGTATGGGTATTCTTAAAAGAGCGTCTATAAAATGGCTTAATCAAACAGATCGTGTAGATTATGATGCTAACTTCTATAATCAAATACAACCATATTATAATCATACAAATATTCCTAGAACAGGTATTTATTGTTATTCATTTGCATTATTTCCTGAAAAAATAAATACATCTGGTTCTTACAATAATTCAAAGATAACAACTGCACTTCATATTGAATTGAATGATTATAGTAATGATGTTTTATATAATGGTATTAGTAATCAAATTAGTTCTATAACTGGTACACCAGAAAATGTAAAATATGATGTTAATATATTTATAAAAGAAATAAATGTATTATCTGTTATAAATGGGGGTGCAAGTCTAAAGTTTGTGTAATTTATAATGTTGTTTTTTTAATAAGTATATAATGGATTTATTTGCAATAATTGTAATTTTATTAGCAGGGTATATTATTAAATATTTGATTGATACAATAAATTCTTTAAATAGAGAGATAAATGAAATAAAAGATAAATGTATAAAGTCATCAAAAAATGTAGTTTTCAACGAAAAAACGGAGCAACCGAGTATAAAAATTAATAAAGAATTAATAAATAGTATTTCTTATTTCAAAGACTTTTTTGATAATAAATAGATATAAATATTATAGTTGTTATTATATTTAATAGTTATTAAATAAATATGCCCCGTAAAGCAAAAATAGTAGATGATAAAACAATAAATATAAAGAAGAAGAAAAACTTATTGAATACAATGGTTAAAGATGTTATTCATGTAGACAATGAAGATATTATACTACAGTTACCAATATCAGATTTTCAAATGTCAAAAATGAATGAAAATCTTGACACCGAAATATTAGAAAATCCTGAACCGTATGAACCTAATTGTTTTTATTTAAATGAATTAAATACATATAATAATATTCAAGATAATATAATTAATGAAACTGATGTAAATAAAGAGTTTTCTTCTAATAATGAATATACAGATAATATAACTAATACATGTAATAATTGTTATTGGTGTTGTCATCCAATAAATAATAGAACTTATGGAATGCCTTATAAATATAATGTTAAATCTGACACATATATATTATTTGGTAACTTTTGTTCTCTTGAATGTGCGAACGCTTATAACTTCTCAACACATTGTGGAAGTGATAAAGTATGGGAAATAAATAGTTTAATACAAATGTTAAGTAAACATTATGGTGTTTTAAATCCTGTCAGACCTGCACCTTCAAGACTTTTACTCAATATATTCAATGGTCCAATGACAATAGATGATTTTCGCAAAGGACATTTAACAAATGATAAAACACATTTATTAAATTTACCTCCTATGATATTAACAAATTATAATTATGAAATTGTTAATACATCATATCTTAAGAACATAACTGATAATATGCATAATAAGACCATTAATCCGTTTTTTTATAAAAAATGATATAAGAATATCAATTTATATATATAAGAAAATATGACTGAAATCTACTTTTCACCATATAGAATCTCTACTATAACCTGTAATGCGAATATAGGAGGAAATGATATCAATA